GTGTAGCTCTCCAGTTGAATCTATAGATATAGGAGTTGCTGCAATAGTCACTCCGGTTGTGCCATCGTGAGTTATTGTTGCATCGGCACCCACTCCCAAACTAATTAAAGAGCTATCAGAATTTAGTAATAAATCGTCACCAACTGTAAGATCATCAGTTACTGTAATATCGCCAGTTGCCTTTAAATTAACTACACTTAATGAAGCCAAAGCATCAACAACAGCCGCCCCAGACCCTGCGCCATCAAGGTAAACAATTTTAGTGTCACCATTAGGTATAGTTATATTTGCCCCAGATCCTTGGCTTATAATAATATTGTACGGGCCAGAACTACCGCTATCCGTTGTAGCGTTTTCAATAAAATGAACTCGACTTATGGTATTAGGCGTAATTGTAATTGTACAATCGGAGTCTAAAGCACCCGTGTACTTTATGTACATATTACGAACAGGATCACTCGAACCGTCTGCCACTACGCTGGAATGAGTATCTGCGTTTGTAGTTATGGCTTCTGTGCCAAAACCAAAACCCTCTGCAATAAGCTCAAAGTTTGTGTTGGTTGTAGTCCCCCAAGTACCAGAGCCATCGCCAGTACCCAGCTCATTAAGTCTTAAATCATTTACATAGGTGCTTGCCATTTTACTGTCCTTATGCCGCTATATCTAACCAGTTTGGTGTTTGTGAAGGCGTTATAACCTCCCAGAAAATTTCTTCTCCGACTCTGCCAGTAGCCGCCACACCTGTGACAGAAACCCCTAATGACACGGGAGAAACAAAAACGCTGCTACCAATAGAGTTTGTTGCCGTAACACCAGTGACGGGAACTGTCGCCCCAGCAGCAGCAGAGGTGGCTGTGCCAATAGCCGTTGTGCCAGACACACCAGTAGGCACAATGTGGAAGCCTAAAATGGCTGGTGTATTCGCAGTGCCTCCCATAGCACTGTGATTACTACAATAATAATACAGTGTCGGAGCGCCTGACGCTACCGTGATCTCTGTATAAGCGCCAGAGCTTCCCGGAGTGCCGTTTGTTGTTACGCCTGTAGTATAAGCAGATCCACCAGCATGAGTCCCGTTAGATGTTTCACTTAATCTTAATGGGTGACCACTATTACTGCTGTCAGACTGATCAAATCTATATGTGTTTCCTTCGTATAGTGTTAGTGTTGCCTGCTGTACGCCATCTATATAATACTTATTACCAGATCCGGGGTTAACTACAGTTACAGCTAGAGTTATTGTGGTGGCAACATGCTGACTTATTAATGCAGATGCAGAAACACCAGTAGCACCGAATACAATACCTGTGTCAGATACTGCTGTACCCAATGATGCAGTGGCAGAAAAACCAGTAACTTCCACAGCGATAGGGCTGCTCCAAGTCCCTTGGCCCCAAGTGCCTCTACCCCATCCGGTAATATTAGCCAATGTTTACTCCACTAAGCTATGCGAATAATCGCATTGCTCGCGTCTGCTGTAGGAAACTGAACAGTAAAAGTGCCTGATGTTGACGTTTTGTTTGATCCAAAATCCAGCACAGCCACAGCCTTGTTACTATTTGTGCTATTGTATATTAAAGCGCCCATTGCTGTAATTGTTGCTGTAGTAAAACTTATATCAGCAAAATCTGTAAAGGCTGTTGTGCCTGATGTATTCGGGGCAACCTTGGTTAATGTACCCCCACCAGTAGCATAAGTTCCGCTTGACGCAACCTCACCAGTCGTTACCAACACTGTCGTTGTAGCACCTAAAGTAGCTGTGGAGCTTGACTTACCCCCACTGCCCTCTGCAAAAAGAGCCAGCTTGAAAGCATTGCCATTTGTGGCAAAGTTGTGTGTACCCAACATTAGCTCTTTCTTGAAAGATGTACACATTGCTTGTGCGATTGCCATTATATTCTCCTTATAGCATCTGCTAATTCTAATTGACCCGCTTCACGAACCTTAGCGCATATTGTAGCACGTTCCTCCCTCCTCGCCAACTCCACATAGAATTGTAGAAGATTTCTAACTTTGTCTCTAAATGCCTCTGCTTGAAGCCTTATTTCTTCTGGAGAGTCTTCGGAAACATAAACAATCTTATTTGTAGCCATCTCCGCAATCTGATCGTTTGAAAGGCCACCCTCATCTGAAGTCATAACATTTACTGGCCCTAATGCCATTTCTCCCGGACTAAACATTATCATGCCTCCCAAATATAACTGGTTTATCATCTTGCGGCTCTGGCGGAGCAAATTCTGACTGCCTTGTTATTAGCAGCGCACCATCTCTTACCGTCTGGACAAGTGGATCATCTAGCCTGTGATAGCCATACAACTTTTCATTATCAGGAACATTTGTGTCCAGAAGTGTCGAGTTGTGAGCCACCTCTATCTTTATCCCCTTAGAAACAGCTATAGCCAACCAAAACTCTACACATGCCCTACCAGACTCTGCCATGCTGACATTTTTGTAAGTGTAGTCTATGCCGTAAAGACATAAAGTCTCAACCTTGCTCCATATTGCGTATGCCACAGCGTAAGCCACAGTGTTATTAAAATAACAAAAGCCCAAGTCTGTAGCCACCTCCTTCAATGGGAAAAGTTCTAGGTAACTTATTCTATCGTCCAGTTGACAGGTAATCACTGGTTTTGTGTTTTTTGATAAAAATTCACGGGCAACACCCGTTTGTGTACCCGCGTTTTCTGTATCTAAAAACCTAGACACAGGATCCATCATAAAGGTTTTATCAACGTGTATGATCGCCCCTATGCAGTTTATTCCCCAAACTTCATCAAAATGTTGTGAGGCTATTCTCGCAGAAACGTAATCAGCGTAACTGCTACCAAGCCCTACTATAGCTATTTTCATTGTCTCCCTATGTCCTCGGTCTTTCTGGAAGCCCCTCTCTGTAAGCATCCGAGTTTTCTCTGGCCTCTGCTAAGTCTTTTAACCTAGATAAACTTTCTGCAAATCGAGATTCATACAGTGAAATTATATCAGGTTCACCCTTCATAAATATGTAAGCCTCTATCAAAGAGCCGTACAAAAGAGAGTTTGGAGAGTTTTGACTAAGCCATGTGTACTCTGTGTCTGCCAAAGTTGTAAGGCTGGCTGGCCTGTAATAATAATGTAATTCAACTGTATAATCCGCATTAGGGGTTGGCCCTAATATAAAACTAGCATTTACAAGACCACTTGCAGATGTGACAGATGAATCAAAGAAACCATAATACAGCGGCTTTCCCGTTGATGTTACATCAGGAAATGCCTCCCTCATAAAGTTGACATCCTTTTCCAAAAGGAAGCCTTCACTCCCAGAGGTTGTAATGAATAAGGAAAATGGGGCAAGAAAATCTGTAGGGGTTTTTAGATACTGGTTACCCGTAGCCATTACACCAGTAGCGTTCTTTCTAAAGTTTTCTAAATCAACATTAGAGAATATTCTTTGTTCTGCTGCTTTTATAAAGTTTGAGATATTAGCAACAAAAGTTGCCTCGCTGTTGTCAGTGTAAGATTGAATAGCGGTTTTTAGCTCACCAAATGTAAAAGACATTTTACTACCCTAAAGCTGTTACTGGCCCAGCGCTTGCAAAAAAGCCGCCGCCAGAAACAGATCCCGTTGTTGCACCGCCAGAAACAGAAACGGTATAAGTATCATCTGATACTTTTGTTATAGAATACCCAGTAGACAGTTCCATCACCGCCTGAGTTATGCCATCAAACGGCTCGACAGTTCTAAACCTTACAGTGTCTCCCGTGTCTCTTTCGTGATTAACTTCTGTCACCGTTATGGTTGTTGTTACTCCGCCAGAAGCGCCAGTCGTAAACGGGTTATCTTGCAAAAGATTAATTACATCAGGCTCTAGTCTATTTGGCCTTGCATTAGGCAGTGACTGACCATCAGAGGTTCTTACCCTGCCAATGAAGTTTTGCGGGTGGTCATGGTCAACCACATCTTTTCCAACACGCATACCTGTTCTGGTTCCGTTTCTTATTTCAAAAACAAGGTCAGATAACTTATATCTGAACCCTGTTTTATCACATACACCATATGCGTGTTTTCCTACCGCGTTAGGCATTTACTAGCCTGCGCGTCCAAAGCGCTTACCCTTTGTGGCTGCACCAGTACCGCGCATTACACCACCTTTAGCCATACCCTTTTTCTTCATCATTCCACCCATAGCATAGCCTTTTTTCTTCATGGCACCGCCACCTGCTCTACGGGCTAATTTGTTTTTGTTAGCCAACCTAGCCATACGAGTTTCAGCAACCTTAGCAGCACCTGACTTAGGTGTGTTTGCTAATGTTTTTCCAGTCGGTATTTTATTTGCTTTTACCGGCTTTTTACTGGCATCTGCTGCTCTACGCTCCTTATTGATTGCGCCAAGCTGATTGAGGCGAGTTCCTACCCTAGCTCTTTTATTTGCTGTTTCAGACTGTTTTTTAGAAACTGGCGTTCCAGCTTTCTTTGATCTTTTAGCCGCAGTATCATCAGCTAGTGCCTTCATAGAAGATTTTGTCATTCCAGCATAAACGTTATCGCGTCTGTTTAGATTTTTATCGACATTTTGAAATGCTATTTGTGACCTTGTTTTTGCGCCACCAGTTGGCATCTTAATGCTTTGTCCAACGCGAATTTCATTGGCGTTTTTGATTCCGGGATTAGCAGCCATCAAAGACTTGAGAGTAAGACCTTTTGACTTGGCAATCTGAGACAGGGTATCGCCTGACTTAACCTTTACAGCCCCGCCTTTGGCGTAGCCCTTCTTCATCATGCCACCTTTTTTCATGCCTTTTTTCTTCATGCGACCACCAGCAGCCATTTTGCCCTTACCGTCAGCAGCAAAGAATGGAACTTTCTTTCCATCTTTTTCAACCATTTTAAGTTTACCGCCAGCAGCCATACCTTTTGACTTCATCATACCGCCACGGCGCATGCCCTTTTTCTTCATCATG